CCACAGTTGAGGTGCATTGTCGAATGATTCAGAGACAACAGAAGCAATGGAGTTTCCTGCTTCCTGGTTGACCGCGTTAATCATGCCGGAAGAAATCATCGATTTGTTTAATCCTGTTATCAATGAAGTTTGAGTTTGTGTAGTAAGTTGAAATTGTGCAGCTGCTGAATCATCAGCAACTAAAGTAGCAGATGCGCCAGAAGAATCTGTAAAAGTAGGAGCTATGTTATGAATCCTAAGAACGGATTTCCCCAGAGCGTCAACATATGCTCCTAAATCAACAGCAACTTGAGCGAATGCATTTGTGTTGCCGGCGTTTACTTGTGCGCGAATAAAGAAAGAATCTGATCTTGCCATGACTCTCGGGTGTATTTCCGGTTTATGAACATTGTTTACCCGAATCTGGTAAGTTATTGCCTACTGCAGAACCCAATCCTTTCCGCGAAGCGGTAATCAGACAACACACGAACGTGCCTACCCCAACCGGTTTGAGTAGGTTCTTCCTACGCCGCGTTCGCCACAAGAGGTCATATATTCTATAAACTACCCGCTCAATGTATCAAAAAAAGCAATATATTATATTCTAAAGCCTTCTCCGCGTACCATGGGAACACGATTATACCGTATTATATGCCTAAAACGAAGTGAAAAAGAGATGCTGCCTATGGCGGGTAAAGTGTATTGGATGCCGAATAGGGCTGGATATACTGAAGAAAAAGCCAAAGCGGGACTTTACACTGGTGACGATCTAGAAGATTGTGCAGGGAAATTAGGCGATTGGGTAGCAGAACCAGTAGAAGCAAGTTTGAGATTTGGGAGTTATAGAGCATGAAGCAACTAATTTCAGCAACATTGAGTGAAGAAGCAGCTACAATATACAATAATTGGGAAAAGCAGAAGAAATCTGCTCGATTATCAGAGATGATTGTCAAAGAAGATGTGATTCATCATCATATTGATGCATTACAGAAGGCTAAAACTCATCATCAGCGCCTCATATCGAATGCAATGATCGCTTTACACCTAAAAGACCCTCAACACCCCCTATGTAAGGAGTTGAATGAGTCCTTAATTGGTACAATATATTATCAATACTGGGAATAATCACTCATTTAATGATTGAGCACTTTGTTTAATTGTAAACATTATCGATTCAGTTGGAGTAATATCTACTTCTTCTAAATAAACAATATAATTAACATTTACATCACTATCTTCGAAGACAGTTCCACCTAAGACTCTAAAGCTAATGTTTAATTCTTTTTGAATCACATGATCAGGATCAACTACAATTTGTTGTCCTATGATCCCCTGAGATGTTGAGCCGACTGATTTGCCGCCCGTCATGTAAGATTGGTTGCTCCAGGCAATTAATCTATTATCATCGGCACGATTTTCTATGTTTACTATATCTTCAGTTGAAAGAATTGACTCTAATGCCAATTCATATCCTGATCCGGGAAAGGATAATGCTAAACTTTCAACCGGCCATACTTCAAACCATCTAATTTTCCAAGCCTTGTTAATATCTAATACATTAGCATAATCAAGAATGTTTTCAGTATGATAATCTGCAGTTGCTTGGAATGTTGCACTTGTGCCTCTTAGAGTTAGTGTTCTGCCTGTTGATTTCATTTTCTAGATCTCCTTGTTGCGATATGAGCTCTTTTCATTAACCTGGATATATCTGTTCGTGGATGCTTCTTCTTTAGTTTCTTTAATTGCTTACCAAACTCTCTTTGATATGGAGATACCTGGCGTTTAATTTTGGCTCTCTTGGCTTTCCCAGCTCTTTTACTAGCTGCCGCTACTTTTAGATTACTTTCAGTATTATCAAAAAGACCGAACTCCTGGTCAATTAAAACTGCTCCTAATCCTAAAGGGCCACCTAATCTCGCCCCAATAGATCGTTCAAGAGCATCTTGTCTTGCACTAAGAGCAATTATGAAAGCCCTTTCCCTATCAGTTAATGCCATTTATCCACCATCTTACTGTTGTGATAGCGATAATGCCATTGCTGCTGCTTGAGTCATTGTCTCAACTGTGCATTCCATAACCAGGGTAACATATACATCTTCGAAGAATCCTGCTGACGCTTGACCGCCAAGATAAATGGTATCTACCGCTACGAGATATCCATTTGTCCACAGTTGAGGTGCATTGTCGAATGATTCAGAGACAACAGAAGCAATGGAGTTTCCTGCTTCCTGGTTGACCGCGTTAATCATGCCGGAAGAAATCATCGATTTGTTTAATCCTGTTATCAATGAA